CCCGATCGCGCCAAACGGATGATTTTCCGGGCCAATTCGAGATCGGCGAGGGCTTCGGGCGAGAAATAGCGGGCGCGCGGCAGCGTTCCCGAAAAAAGCGGGTGCAAAAATTCGCGCGCGGAATTAAATTCGGGCTGTTGAAGAACGTCTTGCCCGACGTCTTGCCCAAATCTGTCTAAGGCTTGAGGGCCCCGCTCGAACGGGGCCTTCGCCATTTTAGGGTCCGGCGGGCCCGTCGTGCTTTCGAAGGCCTTGCTTTCGCGGATCCGCTCGCGCTGATCGTCGGCTGGCGCCGGCGGCTCTTTCTCGGGCTCGGGCAGCGGCAATGCCGCGCGTTCTTTCGTGTGGACGCGCTGCCGGCGAATCCGGGCGACTGTCAATTCATCGCGCGTCACGAGGCGGGCCAGCTTTGCGGTCTCGCCGCGCAGCGTCCTGACTTTTGCGTGCCATATCGCCCACGCCGCATTGCCCGCGTCGGCTCGCGGCGTCTCGCGCCCGAGCTCCAGCGCCTCGGCCTGAATCTCACTTAGGCGCCGGCGGCGGGCGCGAGCGGTGAATTCGTGAAGCATCGTCGGCGCCGGCATCCGTCACCCCTTCCTTGCCCGAGACAATAAAACCGGCGCCTGCGAGCGCCTGCGATTCCTGTCGCGGTCAAGACTTTCCGCGGCCTGGCCTTGCCGGGCGCCGGCGGGCGGGCTCGAGGTCATGCGAATCACTTCGCGAATCGGCGCATAACAGATGTTACGGAAAATCGGCCGGGTCATGCCGCACCCGCCCCGTTGGTGCGGCCGGCGCCGTTCAGCGGTGCGCCCGGCGCCGGCAGCGAATCGCCTGTGCCGTCTGCGGTGTCGGGCGGTCGACCACCCGTCGCCTGCATCACGAGTGTGTCGCCGCCGGGCAGGGCGGGCCAGCCTTCGGCGATCCGCATTTCGTTTGCGGTCAAAACGCCACTTCTGACCATCGCGATTTCGCTTTGTATGCGTGTACTGAACGATCCGCGCATTAACCCGCTGAGGTCTATTTCGAGACGAAAGGCCGGATCGGTAAATAAAACCCGACTAAATTCAGAAGAAATTTTTGTGCACCAGGGCGCAAGACAGAGTTGTGCCATCCATTGACTTGCCGTATCTGAGTTTGTGAAAGTAGAGTGGTCCCACACATTTAGCAACGGCAGCGGTATATTGAACAGACGCGCGATTTCTTCGACTTGAAACTTGCGGCTTGCCAGTAATTCCGCATCTTCTAGCGTCATGCTCAACGCCTGAAAATCCATTCCTTCTTCTAGAACAGCGATGCGCGAGGTCGCCGCACTGCCGTCATAGGTTCGATGCCAGCTGGTCGCGATGCGGTCGCTCGCCTCCTTCGACAACTTGCCAGGGTGTTTCACAACGCCGCTCAACTTGACGCCCGACCCGAACATGCCGGCGGCGAATTGCTGCGCCTCATGCGCCAGGCCGAGCACCTGCGGCGCGCGCGACAAGGCCGAGCGGCCGAACAGCCCGTCCGTCCGGTCGCGCAGCCACAAGCAATCGCGCGCGTCGACGATGGTCGGCAGCGGGCCAGGCCACCACGGCAGATTGCCGGCGGCCCCGGTGACCATGAAGGACACCCGCCCCGAGGTGCTGATTTGCGGGTTGCTCATGTTCCAGGGAATCGGGCGCAAGCCGACAGGCGCGCCGCGGCCGTCGTCGTCGATCGCCGCCAGGCCGTTGCCCGAGAGCAGCGTCGAGGCGATCCACCATTCGGCGAAGTCGGGCAGGCCGAGCAGCCCGGCGTCGCCATCCGGCCGGCGCAGCAAGCGACAAACCGGGTGGTCGTCGATCTCGTCCTGGCCGCGATAGACCAGCCACGGCAGGCTCGCAATCGTGCGGCTGATGATGGTCACCGCCGAGGTGACGGCGGCCAGGTTCTCGGCCCAATAGGGCGAGGCGCCAAACATCGCGCCGGTGAAATAGCCGCGCTCGGGCGAGCCGATCAGGATATCGCGGCCGCCTGCGCCGTTTACGGGCGGGTCCGTTACGGACCCGCCCATGCCATTGCCGGCGACGCCCGCCTCGGGCGCCTGGCGGGTGAGCAGCCCCCGCAACCATGCGCCGATCGCCATCTACAGCCCCGCCAGCTGGCGCCGGCGTCGTCGACGCGCTATCTCGGAAGCCGAGAACCTCGGATTGATCCGAGGTTTCGCCCGAGCGGCAATGCTGGTGCCGTCATAGGCGACCGCGGGTCCGACGGCTGAGATCTCGACGAGCTCGACGTCGTCGAGGGTGCGCTGGTCGCGTTGTGCACTCCATCGTTCCGATCTGACAAAAAAACCGATGCTCATGCCCGCCAGGAGCCCGCTGCGGACCTGTGCGAGCGTGTCGTCGGCCAAGGTGAAGGCGGCGAGCTCGGCGCGGAAACTGAGCCCGTCCTGCCCGTCAGAGAGGGCGAGCGAGCCATTGCTCACGCGGGCGAGCAGCGACGCCATGTCGTGGTCGCGCAACAGCAGCACGTCGTTGCGCTCGCGCAGCACCCGCGCGAAGGCGCCGCGGGATATCACCTCACGAAACGAGCCGATCTCGGCCGGGCGGTCGTAGGGTGCCGCTATGCCGAACAGCGTGCGGCCGTCGGACCGCAGCGCCTCGGCCCGGCGATACTCGAGGGCGGGCATTATTCCGCCCGCGGTGCTGCCGGGCGCCGGGGTTGCGCTTGCGCCGGGTGCTGTGCCGCACCGCCATTCAGCGGGGCCGCCGGCAGTCCGATCAGCGGCGGCAAGGCGGGGCCTTGCTGCACCTCTTGCCAGGCGAAGCTTTCCGGGTGCCTCAGTCCGACGTCGACCGTCATCAAGGCGCGCACCAGCACGGCCGCGCGCCGGTACGCGGAGTCCGCGAGCGCGTTGGGGAGGATATCGAGCGCCGACCACGCCGCGAGGTACAGATCCCCAAAGGCGCCGAGGATCAGCGGATTGGCGATCGCCGGCGCCGGATTGTCGCCGGTGACCGCGCGCGCCGTGCACACATTCGAGACAAAGTCATTGATACCCAGGTAAATCAATTGTTTGCCCAATGGTCTGGACATCGCGTCCAGTGCCGACAGACTCCACGCGTCGATTTGCGAATTGCCAATGAACGCCAGACTTTCCAATGGCACGTTGGCGCCCGACAGCATCGCCCGGAGCTCGACATTGTCGAGATAGCCGAAGGTGACCGAGGGCAAGCGCCGCACTGCGGGATTTCTGACAATGCCCAACGGTTCGGCGGCTTGACCCGACCCGCAGAGGGCGACGCGGTCGAGATCGAGGGCGAGCAGCCGCGACAGGTCATCGCGAATGACCATCTCGATTTCCGGCGACTGCGCCTGCAACAGCATGTTGCGCGAGTAGGACGATATCGACCCGCAATGCTTCGGCCGGAAACTGACGCGGTCGAATTGCTGATCGGTTTCCATGATTTCCTCGCCCTCGCGGAACCACCCGACTTGCCCGGTGGCTTTCAGCCGCGGGATGTCGAGATCGCCGACCAGGTCGGAAATCATCTGCGCCCCGGCGCCGAGCACGACCGTCCGCGCGCGCAAGGCGTCGATATAGCGGCTGCCGTCGAGCACCAGCGGAATGAGCGAGCCACCCGGGCCCGCGGCGGGCAAATCGGTGCTGATGGTGTCGGCTCGCCGCTCGAGCTTGCGGGCATAGCTGGCGCGAAGGTGCAACGCTTCGATCGGCGCCGGGAAGCCGACAAAGCTGTGGCCGCCGGCGCGCATGCGGAGCTCTTGCGAGATTTCGAGGCTGCGGCCGAGGTCGAGCCCGGCGATGGGCGAGCCGATCGCGTTCGCGATCATGCCGCGCAAGCTGAATTCGGCCAGGCCGGCATCCCAGCGCTGCCCGGCGCGGTCGCGGGCCCCGCCGCGCTGCATGCGGGTGTCCAGATCGTCGATGACGGCTTGCCGGCTGATCTTCTGGTCGATGTCGTCGAGGATGCCGCGCAGCGCCGCGAACAGCGCCGACAGTTCCGGGTCGGTGCTGCCGTCGCCGTCGCCGGCGTCGTCCATCTGATCGGCGACCTGGCGGATCTGCGCGGCGACCTGGTGCCGGAGCTCGTCGAGGGCGCGGCGGGTGTGGGCGTCGCGGAAACGGCGCCGGAAGTCGTCGAGCGGCTGTAGTTGTGTGCGCATAGGGTCAGCTTCCCAGCAAACGGGTTTCGTGGGTCCGTTCGTGCCAGGCGACACACACACAAGCCCGGCGGGAGGCTGACAAGCGCGGCGGCGTGACCCGAGGGCGCTTGCGGTCAGGCGGGGCGCGACATGCCGAAGCTGGGGGCGCCCCCGATATCGTTCTTTTCCTTGCCCGCACGTATGGCGTAGTCGGGGCGGTCGTGGCAAGGCGAAAGGGTGTCCATAGTACGGACACCCCTGCCCGCCCCGGGCGCGCCTGACAGCCGAAACGACCCGCGCCCTTACTCCGACACCCGACGCGGCTTTCGCGCTCCTGCGGGCTTCCCAGCCTTGATGACGGGACATATCGCAGAAGTGTCGTGGTTTCACGACACCTCGCCCGCAATGGTTGCGCGGGACGCGGCGGGCCTTCCCTCGCCTGGTCAATCCCGGAGGCACCCGCCAAAGTTTCGTGAGCTGTGGAGTGGGTTACTATCGAATAGGGACCCACTTTTTTTCGCTCATGCCGTTCGCCCCGGGGTTCATTTCCTCAGCGAGAAAATCGGACTATGGCACGGTCTCGCTTTCGACCACTCCCAGCGATCCTAAACAGGGGGTTCACGCTGCTGCCGCACCTCGGCCATGAGCTCGGCCAGCGCCACGCGCACCTGGCGCTTCAATGCCGGCAACAGGTCCTCCGGCACACCGTCGAGCCGCCGGCCGGAATTGAGCGTCCAATGTTCCTGCAACGCTTGGCAGAGGTTGCCGAGCAGCCGGTCCTGACGGCGCCAGCCGCGGGTGGCGTAGTGGGTAGTGCTTGGCCACATGAACCGCTCGACATCGGAGCGCCGCATAACCATGACGGTCATGTTGTGAGCGCGAACCCGGACGATGCGGCCGAGTGCGGTCGCGGCCGTCAAGCTCGCGTTCGGCCGCGGCGATTGGAGGTAGATAGTACATTTGTACTATCTACTTTATTCGATTGCTGCCAAGCGCCAGAGTCGCCAACGCCAGCCATGAGCTCGGCGAGCGCCGCCCGGGTCAGCGCCTTCATCTCCGGCACGAAGTCCGCGGATCCGCGCCCATGCGAGCGGCAATGCACACGCTGCGGCGAGTGGAAACACTATTCGCGGTTTCGATCATGGAAACGTAGACATAGTACTGTGTCTACTTTTAAGCTTGTCTGTCGCGACTGTGAACAGATAATGTCGCGTCCTCGATCGGCCCGGCATGCAGCGTCAGCCAGTCCTGTACGAGGTCCGCCAGCTGCATCAAACGCTGGTCGCGGCGCCAGATGCCCGCGGGGTAGTCAAGGCCACCCAGCGGCCGCCCCAGCGCCCCGCGCGCGTTCTCAAAGCGCAGCCCCGCCTGCGTCGAGTTGTGGAGGCGGATGCGGCGCAGCCGGCCGATCATGGCCGATCCTCCCACATCGCGTCCGAGCGCGGCAACTCAACAATTGTTGAGTTGGGCGTGGTTAAGCTCGTCGTCAGCCATTGGTCGAACCTCTCTCGATTGGTGGTCAGGGCGCGGCAACATATTGATCTAGGCCACGTTTTTCGGTAAATTGACCACGTTTTCATTTTGTGAATTGGAACATGATGTTCCAAACTCCGCAATACACTTGTTAATATCCCGACGCGATGTTCGATGCACCCGCCGCTCCCGCATCGTAGCCGATTTCCGGCGCCGCTGCGATTACAACGCGCGCCTCGGCACCTGGCCTGAACAGGGGGCGGGCGGCCTGAAACCTTCGTCAAAAGTTGACAAAGGTCGGCCTTGGTGCTGTCGAGCATCGCGGGGTTTACCAGCGCTGGTAAACGTGTCGACAGTATCTACGCGATCACTTACCGGAACCATCTTCGCCACCACGGCCGGCGATCGGTGAGCACCGCCATCAAGACGTCGAGGCGGCGGCGCAAGTCGGCAATCGTTGCGTCCTGCCGCGCAATCGTCTCGGCTTGCGCGGCGATGATTCGCTCGCCCTCGGGCCCATGCGCCGCGTTGCGTTCCGGTGCCTGCGCATTGATGCCGAAGCAACGGTCGAGCTCGGCCGGGTCGATGCGCCGTTGCCCGGCGCCGTTGACGGTGAAGCTAAGCCGGCCGGCCGCCATCGCGCGATGAATGCTGCTCGCATTGCGCCCACAAAGCCGTGCAGCTTCGGCCAATCCGATACCCTTGCCTGCCATTGCCTTCCCCCATGCAAGCCGCGGCGTTGCGCACGCACGGCCGCGCCGGGGGAAAGCGCGGCCAGTCAAAGGGGCTGCCATTATGGCGGCCCCTTGCGTGCAAGCGGCCGGGGGAAGGCCGCGGCGCCCTTCTTACTATGGGAATTCCCATAGTTAAAACCCGGAATACCGGTATTTAGCCGCGGTGCCGGTGCTGCACCACCTCGAGGCCGGCGGGCTCGAGCACGCTGTTGATCAGGGCGAGGATCTGGCCGGCGGTGTCGGCGGCGCCGAGGAAGTCGGCAAACATCAGCGTGACGGCGACCCCAATCAACGGCGGCACCTTGTCGGGCGGGGCCATCGCCTCGATCGCCCGGCACAGCGCCTCGCGCCCGCTGTCGACCGCGAGTTGCTGGCGCGGCGGCAGCGCAAAGGCGACGGGCGACTTTGGCCCGCGCGGCATCAGTTGCGCCGCACCGGCTTGAGCTCGAGGCCGACTTCGCGGAGCGCGGTGTTGACGACGCCGACGAGCTCGCCCTGGTGCAGCGAGGCCGAGCAGACGCCGACAAAGTCACTGGTGACCGCCGCCGCCCACAGCCGGGCAAAGTCGCCCGGATAGGCGTTCTGCAGAACGGCGCGCATCGCCTCGCGGCTTTCGTTGATCTTCGACCACTGCCGCTCGGTCAATTCCATGCCGCCGCCTCCCTGACGGCGGCGAGCCTATCACCGGATTATGGAAAGTCACCGGGCGGGCCGCGGCCTCTCGCGCCTGCCCGATCCTTTTTGAAGTAAATCGCGGTCCATTTCTCTGCCTCATCGCTTACGGTGCCCCGGTGTACGGCGGAAGGAGCGACCTTGGAGCAACGCGCCGCCGCACCCGTCGGCGGGGTCCGCGAAGCGGCCCGCCAGGGGCACCTTAGGGGTTTTTTAGGGGGTAGCTAAGTCCTTGCCTCCGTTAGACTCGATGATTCGAACCTAATTTCCGAAGGAAATTACGCGCGCGCGCGCGAGGGACCGTTTTCCGGCGGTCGATAGAGCGATCCGAGGATCTCGATGGCCTTGGTTTCGATGAGCCTGATGCCGCGTGTCGACCGATTGGCTTGGGGTGAAAGGTATTCCTCCTCGGCGAGCACCCCGTTCCTGAGCCAGTCGTGCAACAGACGCTTGGCCTCGGCCTTTTCCATGTTGGCTATCTTGGCGATCGGCCAGCCGGCCCAGCGCCCATTCGCATTGGCATGCGACGAATAGCGTTCGCCCGGTTCTGGTCCTTTACGCAACTCGTCGAAGATTTCGGCGACCGCGCTCTTGTCGAGCCCCTTGCCTGCGGCCGGCGGATGCCAGCGCTCGACAGTCTGGACATTGTCGCCGTGCGGGTATTTTTCGGTCGCGTTGCCGATGTCGACCCCGACGAGCTTGAACCAAACCGTTTGGGCCGCCGGTGGCGCGATATTCAGCTTGGCGTCGTCGATGCGGACCAGATATTTGCGCTCGTCCTCGTTAACGCCGAGCTCCTTTGCCTCGTCCGCGGTCATCTTGGTCGCGGTCTTGACCAGACGCGAAGCATCGCGCAGCGACGAGGCGCCACGCCCGCTGTCGGGGTCGCCGGCGATGGTGATTCCCTTACGGTGATGATGGACATAATCGCAGGCGCAGCCGCAATCGTAGGCGACCTGTAGGAACAGACTGGCCGCCTGGCCGACGAGCGTATTGTCGTTTTCGTTGGCCGAGTGCGATTTGACAAACGGATCGACGCCTACGAGCCCGATGTCGAGCTTGGTGATGATCCGGCGCAACGCGTCGCCGAGCCCGCCCGGCTCGGGATGCCCGTGCTGATCGACTTCAAGGAACCGCAAATCGTGTGGCGTCCAATAGTAGAGCCAGCCGGCGAGATCGCGCTCGTTCAGCCCATGATGGATACAGACGGCGCGGATGCGGCGGCGGATCTCCATTTCGTCGTCTTCAAGACAGACCAGCAACACTCGGGTCCGTTCAAACACGTGCTCGCCGACGAGATCGCCGCGGCCGAGCGCGAGCGCGATGAATTGCAGTAGCCTGATTGCCGTCTTGCCGGTCGCACCGGGTCCGGTGAGCCCAGACAGAAAACCCCGACAGAAATTGGTGCCAAGCAACCAATCACGCGGCGGAATTGATCCGTCGGGATGTCCTGCCGACTTCACTTTCGGCTGTCCCGGCAGTGCCAAGATACCATCATCGTCATCCTCGCTGGTGGTGAACGGCGCAGTGGTTTCGACCAGGTCGGCGAGATCGCTTTGCGAACCGCCGGCATCGAGCCAATCGGAGACGTCGCCCTTTTCGGGCAATCCATCGAGGGCAACGATCCTGACTCGAGCGGCAATGCCGACAAGCGAGTGCGCGACCTGGTCGGCATGATTGCGGCCGACAGCATCATTGTCGGGCAATATCACGATATCGGCCCCGGCGAAAAACTGGTTGTATTCGGTGCGCCACTTGGTGGCGCCGCCGCAATTGGTGGTCGCGGTCACGCCCCAATCGCCGATGATGCGGTCGACGTCCTTCTCGCCCTCGCAGATGTAGATGGGCCCGGTCCCGGCGAGCAATTCGGGCAGGCGATAGGGCACGAGGCGATCGCCGCGCTTCCATATCCAGCCGCCGGCGCCATCCGGCCGGCGCTGGCGAAAGACGTGATTTTCATAGCGCACGACCTGGAACAGCAGGGCGCCCGCTTCATCGCGGTAATCGTAGGTTTTAACGATACGCTTCGGGCTGATGTCGACGCCGAGGTTCGCCTGGAACCACTCGGCCACATCGTGCACCCCCTCGCGCAACAGGAGCTCGCGCACGCCGCCGCCGATCTTGTTCTCGTGGTCGAACCAGGTGCCGGCCTTCGATCCCTTGACCATGACGGCGACGCTGCCGTGCGCGCCGAAGCGAAGCTCGTTTCCCTTGGACAAGGCGCGGTTTGGCTCGCCCAACAGCACCCGGGCGACGCGCTCTATGTGCACGCTGATATCAATCATCAATTTAACTCCCCTGGTCGAGATAGTGGTCGAGCAGCATTTCGAGCCGCGTGCGCTGTAGGCATGCGGC